TTATTTCAATGATTCCGCAAGCGTTAGAGTTTTTCTATCAACCACTCTTATATCTTCATTTTCGAGCCGAACAATATAACAATTTTGCAAAGTTGTAGATTCATCGCCAGTAACAATTGTGGCTGTTTGTCCGTCTGATAGTTTGATTACATCGTCTTTTTTCATGTAGAACCTCCTTTCTATAATTTATTTTATACCTGTCATCACAGACGTTATGAACTTTCGTAAATTTCCGATAGTTGAGGACTAGTGAAAAGTTCCTTGTCCTAATTGGATTGTGGCTATAGTCGTAAAATGCGACCTCAGGTAGTTTTACTAAAAAAAGAGTAAAACTATGTCTCTATTTCTTAATTTAAAACTGAATACAAAAAGGTGTAAGATGAAAGTATAATGATTTTGAGATATCATTACTTTCAAGTATAAAGTTACTCTTTGGAGTGGCTTTTTTGTTTTACATTATTGCTGACGTCAACAATATTTGATATTATGCGGTTTGTGAGTTTGCTCCCGACATTTTTGTCGGTATCAAATTATGTTATTTCAGAGTGAACTTATAGAGATTTGAACAAAAATGTTCATATCCTATTATTGGTTTCAGGAAAAAGTGAAACCAAAAACAGATAAATAAAACGGGATATCCAGTAGTTTTACTGAAAAAAGAGTAAAAGATACTATTGGTTTCCGAAAAAAGTGATAGCAATAACTAGCAAGATTTAGACAAGGTTAATCACAAAAATGTGAGAAAGTACCCTTCATTATCTGAGATTCTAAAAAAGGGAGGAACGAATCGTTACTACCTAGCAAGTCGCGAATCACGACCCCCTTAATAACAACAACGAAATTTTCGTTTTTGCCACTTGTTGCAGAAAGCTATACCACTAAAATACTGTTAAGGGTGTAAAGATTTTAACGCCCTCAAAATTGTGGAGGTTATCAACACTAGACAAAGTCTATACCGACATCACGTCGGTCAGGGGTAACTTTGAGGTGTACCCATTCAAAACAAAAATGTTATAGCTCCGTAGTTACAAATACACAGCAAATTCTAGCAACATACAAAATTTACATACTGTTATGACCTAATGCAAGGATTGGTTGCGTCAGCTCCCTTGCTAATTGTTGGCAAATGTTGGCAGAAATTGACTTGGTACGTCATTGTATTTATTGATGTTTTATGATATTAATAACCATGTCGCCCTTTTGTAAGTTCGCTTCTTAGTCTTAGTATCATTTTTATCAATAAAATTCTCATTCCATCTCCTCCCAGTTTTTAGTGACTGGAAACACATAGATTTACAAATATCATGCGCACAAGCGCTTTTTATTTTGCATTCCTAAAATTTAGGACTTGCTATATAGATTTGAACCTTAGCATTTTTAAGCGTAGGTTTGAGATATAACCTATAGTCTGTTTCGATTAGTAGCTAATCTCCTTAATTTTGATCCCTCTATAATACACATTTATATGTTCTGCAATTTTTTTTGCTTCTTTTTTATCAAAAGCATGTATTAACCACTTTGTAAACTTTTCATCTAATGTTTTTGAATCTATTATATTGTTAGCTGCTGCTGATTCATTGGAATCGTCATGCTTGGATGAAAGACTACCGATTTTAATCGTTATATTTCCATAAGGCACTTTAGAAAATAGAGTGTTGTTTTTTGTTGCATCAATTGTTGTATTCGATACATTCGGAAATAGTTGTCCTCTTAAAGATGTATCTTGAGAATAATAACTCGCTCTAAAATTATTAGACCATTGAAAATAACCATATAGAGACATAGCAATCGCAATTAATAATAGCAATAAAACTTTTTTTATTGAAAAAAATTGTTTTAAGAAATCCATATTATTCAACCTCCAAACTGTTTTTGACAAGTTGTATTTTAGGGTCATCAATAAAAACTGCAGTTATCTTTTTTGAAGTAACTCCAAATATAACATTAGGCTTAAAATCTTTCACTTCCATTACTGCTTCAAAGCTATATTTCCCGTGTACTGATGTTGCTGAAATAGTATTGCTTCCGTTTTTAGGAGTAAACCATTTTTTAAATTTGAACTTTGAATATTTGTGATTGATTTTCAACTCTGTAATTATCTGCTTTTTCATTTCAGAAATCTGATTGATTGTTGCACTTTTTGAAGTATATTGAACACCATTATCGTTCACTAAATTTTTATTGTAGTAAATCTTATATTTGTCAAATTCCTTGCTCAACATATCTTCGTTGATTGAGTCAAGCCAAATATCTTGCAACGAATCCCCGTAGCGTTCCATATTAAATATTGGACTAGAGACATACAACTTTGGTATTTCTATGTCTACTTCATCAAAAGATTTTGTAGTCCAATTTATCATACTCTGAAAAGAATTAAAGGGAATCTTATTAATAGAAGTACCTTCTACCCCTGAAGCAGTATCAGAAGTTTTATTAGCTCTTTGTACTGCTTTTTGTTGAGCTAAAAAAGGTTGACCAAATGTGAGTTGGAAAAAACTTTTTATCAATGGGGGGATTGAAAAGAACATACCTATAACTATTACAATTAAAATCAACCAACTCGCAACTTCTAGCCTTAACATTCGTGATTTTGTAACAGCTTGATTTAATATTTTTGTGCCAGAAACTAAATCCTTACTTTCATCGATTTTTCTATTCATATTTTCCTTTCACGCGCCCAAGCGTTTTTTATTTTTGTGTTCCTAAAATCTAGGCTTGCTATATAATCTGAACCTTAGCATTTCTAAGCATTGGTTTATCTGAAATCAAGTTATACTTTATCTATATACAACCGTAGCAAAATAGCTCCAAATAGTTGGTCTGTACTGAATTTCTACTACTTCAAATTCTCGTGTTCCAACTCGTCTAAAAAATCATTGATATAATTCTCTAATCTTTTATCACTCCAACAAGAATGTAACATTTTTACTTTCATTTCATATCCTTTTCTACTCGACAAAAACTAACAAATACAGTTGTTTTATACTATCTCAATATATCCGTCAACCATTGTCATTCCTTGGCTTTCGCGTGTTTTATAACTTTGGTAGTGTCATCTTTTGCGTTACCAGTACTAAATAATACTAAAGGTATGTGCTTATAGTGAATTGCTACAAGCCTTTTAACGCAGGCATTTTCCCCTTGGTTATTTTTTGAACCTTTAGGGTTGATGTTGAAAAATGTTAAGGTTAAGAACTATATAGCATTATTAGACTTCTAATCTCCTGGCTTTTCAGGAGACCTATAAAATACACTTATCTAAAAAAGCCAAACCTACCGCAATCAAAGCAACAGAAATTTTAATATATTTTGGAGGATTTAAAAATATGATTCCAACGAGTATATTAGCAGCACAAATTGTTATAAGTTTAAAATCTAAAACAACTCCAAATATTAAGTCAAAAAATATTAACGTTACAACAAATATTAATAAATCCCGTTTTTTATCAATCACATTCTTCTCCTTTACCCCACCAACTCAAACCAGCACAGCTCATACAGCAACGCACACGCTTCGTCATAAGCGTTGTGATGATAGCCGTAGAAGCTCTACTTCTTATTTTTTCGATTATAAATTTTACATGAGTATGGTTTATTCCTTATCGTCATCTATAAGTTTCATTACCGAGCTATGTCTTAAACTGTTGAAATCTGAAATAGGATTTAGAGCTTTGTTGATTTCGTAAGATTTATCAAACAAATCTTTGTCGAATTCTGTTAGATTATCTTGACATACCGATGCAATTATTTCCACGGCTTTTTTCGCCACTTCAACGTTTTCTTTGACACCCTTTCTAAAAATGAACTCAAACCATATTCGCCTTAGTTCTTCATAAATATATTCATCTTTACTTGAGTCCTCAATCCCTAATAATTGACTTTTTGTAACACCTAGAACATCAGCTATCTTTTGAATTTCTCCCATTTTAGGGGTTCTTTTCCCGTTTTCCCATGCCGATATAGATGATTTTGCTTTTCCTACCCTTTTTCCGAGTTCTTCCATAGAAAACCCTCTAGCTTTTCTGAACTCTTTGATGTTTTCAGCAAACTTTATATCATTCATTCTCTTACACCTTTTATTTTATTAAAAATATTATAGCACAAAAAGTTTTGTTTTTGCGTACCTTTTTAATTGACAATGCAAAAAAAATAGTTTATTATAGTACACATAAACGAAACGAAGGAGATTTAATATGACTTTAGACGAGCTTATTAAATCTAAAGGTTTCATGATTTCATTTGTCCAACAAGAATTAGGACTGAAAAAATGGAACTTTTGGAATAAGAAAAAAGACCCAGAAAACGGCTTTAGTATTGCAGAACTTAGAAAAATAGCTAAAATTATAGGAGTAGATGAAACGGCAGTCTTTGAAGCCGTTAAAATTAGCTCAAAAAGTACACAAATTCAGAACGACAAAAAATAAATCATCAAAGAGAACAATCGTTGATAGTTATGAGTCATTTCTATCTAACGAACGTGCACAAGGTATTCACGTCCTTGTAAGTATCTTTCCTGATTTCACAGCCTAAGCATGACTCTAAACTACTGCCCCAACATGACCGCAATGTCTTTAAACGAAGTAGAAACGAGGATAAATGACCCCATTAGTATTATTTGACAGCCTAGACTTGTCTAAAGCAAGTAATGAAGATTTTTACACTACTACCGAGATTATTGCTGAACAAACAGGTATTATCTATGATTCAGTTTCTCGATTGGTTCGTAAATATAAAAAGAAACTTGAAGAAATAGCACCGTTGACATGGCACTTTGAAAGTTCCACGAAGAAAGGTTCACGCGGATTTGAAATCCGTGTAAACAACCGAGGAAACGCAAGAAAAGTTTATCATCTCAACGAACAACAAACTTTATTCTTTATTCCATTATTAGGAAATACTCCAGCAGTTGTGCAATTCAAATTTGATTTAGCGGCTGCATTCATAGCTATGAGAAATGAGTTACAAGCTCGCAAGATTGCAAGAGCAGTCGAGAAGCCAAAAGGTGTCAATCTTCATCAATCTATTTCAGAATGGGTACACTATCCACGTCATGGCAATACATGGCACACCATTATTAGAAGTTTGCTTGCTACTACTGTGACAGGACTAACCAAAAAGCAAATTCAGGCTAGAGATACAGACTGGCGAAAAGAAAAAACGCTCCTAGACCTCTTAAATTCGGAGGAGATGGAACGTTATAAAATGCTTGAAAGTATCGCAATAGCAATGATTGAAGCTGGTTCTGATTATGAACCTATCAAAACAGCAATCAAATCCACAATGACAACAAAAAAAGCCGGACATCTCCCCAGATAAACGACTTTAAATATTAAGTAAGGCAAGCCTTGTAGGGCTTTGCTTTACTCCATTCTAACAAAAATTATCAGCAAAATCAAAGCTGATTGAACTTTGACAATTGAATAAGAGGGAACTTCTTGAAAAATGATTTATCTAATAGTTAATTGTTGAAAATTATATTTATCTATTATATAATAGATAATGTGAGTTAGTTAAGGGTTAAATCTATAAAGAAAAACGAGTACTAGCTGATTTACAATATTCTAAAGAAAGGCTTTATAAGTGACTGAGGAAGAAAAAAAGAAACTAGGGCGACCGTTTTCGGAAAAACCCAAAACAAAAACTATGTCTTTTATGAGTGATGATGAAACTAATGACATCTTAGAGGAATATATTGCTAAGAAAAAAGTTAGTAAAAGCGTAGCAATACGCACAGGCATTCATAAATTGAAAGATGAATTAAAATAAAAAAGTGATTAAAGGCTTAACTTTGGACGGTCAACCGATAATCACTTAGCACCGAGAGTTTCACTCGATAAATATATTATATCAAGAAGTGAACTCTTTTTCAACACGCATTTTTTAAAGTGCGAGAAATAGAGTTTTTTTGTACCCTAAAATACAAATTAGCCCTAGAAATTCAAAGGTAAAATCATGTTTGAAGAACTAGAAATTCATATCGAAGAAGTTGAGACGTATATACAAAACATCTACAAAGCTGTTAATGAGTATGCAAGCGGAACTTATAAAAGTTTCGAATTAGACGATAAAGGCACTCTCTTTATTACCAAAGGTAACGCACAGAACTTAGCAAATTATATCAGTGATTACCTTATGACCATTGCTAACATTATCGGTGTATCAATAATCGAATAGAATCGGAGCAAAAAATGAATAACACAATAGAGGTAATCTACCCCACTCACGGCACACAATCAGGCGCACAAGTGCAGTTTGACCCAAGCACTCATACTTGGACAGTTTGGAACAAACGAGGCTTAGAACGCACGTTTAGAAGCGTAACTTCATACGCTAGATACATGACGAAAGGTTAAGGGGTAAATCATGAAATTTAAAACATTTGAATTAAATGCCTATAAAAGTAGGGCAGGAATAACACTTTCATTCGATAAGAAAGATAAAGACTTAGGGATAATCACAAGCAAACTTTTTTGCCTAGATTCTAAGCAACCTTTAAAACTTAAAATCACTAATAATCAAGCTGAAAAATACCGCATTAAGCAAGAAATTAAACAAACAGATTATAAGGGGTGCGTTACAGAGGGTGTTATGCAATTAGCTGACATTATCGAGGAAAAAATTATCTTGATGGACTATCACAACGCAAATAAAGAAAATTGGCAAGACTGGATGCGTGTTTTTGTTTATGAGTACCTGTATGATGTGGCGTTTAATCGTGGTATTCGCCATGAAAGACAACGTAGAAAAACCAAGCACAAGGCAATGACAGCATTTGATATTATCAGTTCCGAAGATGTTTCAGAGCTTTCTAATGAGCTAGGAATAAATGAAGACAGACTGACTTATGCAGTGCTGGAAGTTATCGCTAAACGTAAAAACGGAGGCAAAAATGAATGATGACACTTTAATAAACCTTGTTGCCCGTGGCTTAGTGGATAAAATCATTCATTTATTTAATAAGTATCTTGGTACACAGCTCAAAATCAGAAATGAAAAGCGGGTATTACCTTATATCTCTAAAAAGCGTGTTATGGAAGACTTAGATATATCAGACGGCACACTTGATAATTGGGAAAAGCACGGCTTGAATCGCTATAAGCCAAAATATAAGACTTCACTTATTTACTATTTAATCGATGATATATGCAAGTTCATCATCATAGATACATAGTAACTTGTCAGGCAAGGCAAATTTTATTAAAGGATTGAGAAAATGACAAATATTATTAGAGCTTGCACTTATGTGGCTGGAATTGATAGCGTAGGCATGCGAAGTTTAAAAGCCTATCATACAGCACTTACAGACAAGCAAATCGAAAAAATAGACCCATTGAATGCAAACACAGGCACGGTTGATTATAGCTTTAAAGTTCGTAAATATAAGCACGGTGTCCGCTTTGAGGGCGAAAAAGAGGGTGGAGAAATCAGTCTCTTTGATGAGGTAGCGAAATGATTGAACACCACCAAGGCTACACGGCTATAAAACGGTACGGACGGAATAGTTTTAGACCAGTAGGCAAACACCCGTTTAAGATGATTTACAACGCACGAGCGGTCAAATATGACTTGATACAGCAGTTTGAATCAAGTACAGGCATAATCTTACCCAGCGGAGTGAAAAGCAACTTATGCACGCAAGTAAGCCCAGTTTTGGGAAAAGAGCTTGCTGTTATCAAATTACAGATAAAGGAAAATAAAAAATGACATTAAGAAAATTAAGTGATGAAGAAAAACAAGAAATTAAAGATTTAGATTTCAGTCACGAAGAAATGTATAAAATGCTTAAAGCTCAACCAGATATTGAAATAAAAAATCTTACCATTGAGACTTTATATAAAGGTAATGACTTACTCGCAGTAACACCGCAGTTTGATGACATCTCAAACCTTGAAACTGTCAATATCTTGCTGAATATATTAATTGCGGACGCAAGGCAAAGCACTGATATAGACGAGTTTATAAAGACTGTTATTTCTATATGGGGAACGTATGACGAAGCGGAGGGGAACTTATGAAACTAACTGACTTACAGAAATTAGACCAAAACATTATTAAATTTCTTGCTGAACATCGAGGAATTGACCGAGCTGTTAAAGGCAAGATTTTATCACAAACACTTGATATTGACTTTAGAACTTTACAGAGTAGAATTGAGTACCTCCATAAACAAGGTTGCGCCATTGGTTCAATTGATAACGGCTATTTTATCCCAACTAATGAAGACGAACGCAGAGCTGGCATTATCAAGAAACAACGCACAGGCATAGCGATTAATAATGCAGTCAATGGCTACACCCTTGCAGAACTTGATTGGATTGACCAACTTTTTAAGGAGGAATGACTATTGACACCAAAAGAACAAGCCCTAAACTGTATTAATCGCGGTTTTTCTGTTATCGCTGGTTATCCTCCAGGCAAAAGTGAGAGGGCAATTATAAAGGGGAGTTCTTCAGGAAGTCTTGATGAAATCACAGTGAGTGAATGGTTTGATGAAATACCGAACCGTAACATCATGATTAATCTTAGAAATAGCGGTTTGATTTGTATTGATTTAGACCAGCACCAAAACGGACAGAATGGCAGAGCTGTATTCAGTCGCTTGTGGAATGAACACAGCGAGGGGGAAATATTAAGTACCTATGTTGAGAAGACACCAACAGGCAACGGCTTACACGTTTTCTTTAAAGTTCCCAAAGAGCTATTCAGTCAGCCGATTGTCAATGAACTAGCGGACGGCGTGGAGATAAAGACACACTTCACACCCATATATCCGAGCAAACGCACAGACGGCGATTATATCCCTTTGAATGATACAGAAACTAACGAGCCTTTAACTTTCGATAGTCTTTGCGATTGTCCTGACTGGTTACTTGAAATGATACAGCGACCACAAAAAAGACACAAGCCAACGTTAGGCAGTCGGACTTATGGCGCTGAAATGTGGGAGTTATTCAACCAAGGCGCACGAAAAGGCAACCGAAACAATGACACGAACCGAATACTTCACTACTGGAGAAAAATCGGCATTGACAACAATCATTGCATGGACTTATTGCGAACCTTTAACAATCGAACCAGTCCGCCCTTACCTGATGACGAGCTGGCAACTATTTGGAAAAGTGTATTCAAGATGAAATAGAAAGGAAGTCATGACAGACCAATTAGATAAACTTGTGGCAGAAACACCACAGGAAAACGTAAGAAGTCCCAAACCTCAAATAGAGGACTTCACAGATTATGGCGAAGACGGCAAAAAAGTCATCAATATCGCAGGTTATCAAGACAGTTTGAAAGACTGGCTGGAACAAGAAAAAGAAATCATCAATCACCCTGATTATGTCAAAGCAAACACTCAAACGCTTAGAGCTGTTAGAAAACTATTCTTTGAACACCGCAATTTATTTTTAAGCACACCTAAAGAGGACGGAAAGCCACCGAAATCATTAAGCCCTTTAGAAACAGCAAGAATTATCTATAAGACGCTCAAAGTCATCAAATTAGACCACCAAAGCGGACTGTTAGGCGTTTATAATCCTGAACTAGGAATATATGAAACAAATGAGAACTTCTTTCATCGGCTCATTTATTGGCTAGAGCCGTCTTATAGTCAAGCACGGTCAAAAGAGGTTCTCTTTAAACTTGAAACTTTAGCAGAGGTTAAGCAACAAACCGCAGAAGCTCACTTGATACCAGTAGCGAATGGCATTTTTAACAAGAAAACACAGCAATTAGAGCCATTCAGTCCTAAGCACGTCTTTACTTCAACCATTGCGACCAAGTACAATGACAAGGCAAAAGCGCCTAATATTAACGGTTGGAACGTAGACGACTGGCTCAATGATTTAATGAGTGGAGATAAAGAACTCGTTAGCCTTTTATGGCAGATTATTTCAGCAAGTACCAACGGCAACTATTCTTATCGCAAAGGCGTTTGGCTAGTCGGTAAAGGAAATGACGGCAAAGGGACTTTTCAAAGTCTCATCATGAACTTAATCGGACGTGAGAATGTCGCAAGTGTCAAAGCTGAACAGTTTTCTGAACGGTTCGCCCTTTCCCAAGTCGTTGGGAAGACGTGTATTATCGGAGATGATAGCCAAGTCAGTTACTTAGACAATGCAGGCAATTACTTTTCTGTGGTTACTGGCGACCCAGTACCGATTGAAGCGAAAGGAAAACAACCAACGCTGGCAGTATTTAACAAGCTAGTTATTCAATCGACTAATTTCTTACCAAAGTTTAGAAACAAGTCAAACGGAACGTACAGACGGTTGCTTATCGTTCCCTTTAACAAGTCTTTTACCGCAGATAATGACGACTGGAAAATCAAAGATGATTATATCAAACGCAAAGACGTTTTAGAGTACGTTCTTAAAATCGCCTTATCACTTAATTTTGATAAATTTGACGAACCCAAAGCCACACAAGGGCTGTTAGATGATTTTAAAATCTCTAATGATAACGTGCTGGCGTTTGTAAATGATATGTTTGAGGAGTTCGTCAGTGATTTTCTACCGACTACTTTTCTAAGTGCCTTATATCGTGCATGGTGCGAAGATGAGGGAGTAAAGCCATTTACTAAGCGAGAGTTTGAGAATAAACTACCTGATTATGTCAAAGACAAATGGAAAAAGACCGCGCAAAGACCAAATAGCGCAGGTTTTAATAGAGCTGTCGATTTACATCGAGCCAATGAAATGGAATTGTTTAGACGGTTGTTTTATTGGGACGATGAGAAACATAAAAAAGTCACAAAAGGTTATTCCCGCAAGAAAAAATAAAAGTGTTACTGAAAATCGGTAACACGTTACTGTTAGAAGTAACGGATTTAACCCCATGGTTAAGCTGTTTATAGATATCTGTTACTGTGTTACCGCAAAAACACTTACTCGCTAGGAATTTATTAGAGGAAATAAAAACATGAAAAAAGCACGCTGTCCAACAAAATGAATTTACTGAAGAACTTAGTAAAACTTAACATAAAAAAATCGGAGAAAATAAAATGAGCAACGAAACAAAAAACTTAGAAATTCCAGTCGCTGAAAATGAGAGAAATAAAGCGGTTGAACATCTTATCTCATTAAAAGAATACTTTGATAACCAACTTAAAACAGACAAAGAAACTTATCAAGCGATCGCGACATTAGGCGATAAGTTGGGCGTTCTGTGGAATGCCGATAAGTAATAAATAACGAAAAATGGAGAAATAACATGCAAGTAAAATATATTGAAGAAGCAAAAAACAAACTCGAAAAACAAGCTAAACCACTCACTCAAAAAGTTGATAAAACGAATCAATTAATTGCTGAATTAAGAAACAAAATTGAAAAAATGGAAAATCAATCTCAAAATGATGATATTGATGAATCACTCAAAGCATTATCTGAATTGAATAACGATAAGCAATTACTTGAAACATTAGAAAAACGGTTGGCGGAGGAACAGGAAGAGCTAGATGTTTTCTGGAGTTCTCAAGAAGTTGATGATACTATCAAAGAAGCAGTAAGCCTAGCAGATAATTTAAGTAAAATTGAGCTAGATTTATTAAAAAGTACAGTGTCTAAAGATACGAAGAAAAAACTAAAGGAATATAACAAGGAAGTTGATGACCAACGTTCTCGCCTTCAGGAATCAGGGGATTACTTACTAGAAAAATCAAATGTTTATTCTCGAGCCGAATTAGATAATTTAATTAGTCAAAAAAACAGAAGTCATAAAAATAACTTTTTCTTTGGAATTGTTAGAGTAATGGCAAGCCAATATCAAAAAGAATTAATGGAATTCCTAAAATCTGAAAAAATACTGACTGATTTAGATTAGGAGATTAAATGAATAAAAAAACAGAAGTTAATTTTGGTATCAATAGCAAACTAGAAATCAGAGACGCAAATAAAAAAGAGGGATTCATTGGACAAATTGCAGGGTATGCTATTGTATTTAATAAGCCAAGTGTGCCTAATGCACCGTTTATTGAGTATATTTCTTCATCGGCGCTCAATAATGTTGACCTAAGCGATGTATTAGCTTTATATAATCACGACTACGCCAATGTATTAGGCAGAGTTGACGCAGGAACTTTAAAGTTAAGCATTGATAACGTCGGCTTGCATTTTGTTTTGGATATGCCAGATACAACAGTTGGCCATGACGTTTATAACAATATTAAGGCTGGAAACCTTAAAGGCATGAGTTTTGGTTTTGTCGTGGCAGACGGTGGTGATTCATGGCAACAAGGAGCAAGTAAACCTATCAGAACAATCAACCAACTTCAAACATTAGGCGAAATAAGCGTAGTAAGTAANTAGTCTTTATTGGCTAGGTATTTATTGTTAATGTCAGAAAAAGTTAAAATGATACTGTACTACGGTATCATGATACCGTTAGCGGTAGCAAGTTTATAAGCGTGGTTAAGCCATTTGCGGGACTTTGATACCGTGTCACCGTACTTTTCCTACTTCGCTAGGAATTATATAGAAAAAGGAAAATATTATGAATGATAAAGAAATTGAAGAACTTGGAAAAGTTATTGACGAAGCAGAAAAGCAAGGACTGACAGACAAAGAAATCGCGTCAGGCTTAGTTGCCGGTGCTATATTAGCCGGATTTGAGGTAGTAAATAAATAATGTAACTGTAGTTCAGTAACACGTTACTGTTAGAAGTAACAGCTTTAACCTTATGGTTAAGCCGTTTATAGGTGTCTGTTACTCTGTTACCGCGAAAACACCTACTCGCTAGGAATTTATAATATAGCATGAAAGGATATAAAAATAGATGGTTAGATATTATTGGGGGAGACCTCAAGATGTTGTAAGGTGGTATCTTAGAGGAACGTTATACCTAAGCGCTCAAAGCAGAAAATCTTATATTGAAAAGATAGGAGCTGAACCAGGCAACTTACCA